CCGTAGCCGAGCAATTCCGAGTTCAGGAGCGGCTGTTCCGCCCCGAGTGTAGCGCTGGCGAAGGGCATCCGTGTGTAGCCGCTTGCCGGCGGGGTGCCATAAATCGTCTCGAACGCGAGCGCCATTCGCGCCCGCGCCCCTTGGGCTCGTGCCATGGTGTTTCTCCTCGGATTGTCGGGATCAACCGAGCGGGTCGGCCGTCGAATAATGCAACACCACCGGGATCACGGCGGCTTTCAGGGCGGCCGCGCCCTCGATGGGCAGATCGACCGGCTGCGGCGCTTCCGCCTCAACCCAGTCGCACAGTCCCCCGAGCGTGCGGTCGCCGGCAATCGCCGCACCAATGCTGGCACACAGCGCATCAAACGCCGCATCGCGGCTCGTACCCTGCACGATGGCCTCGATCTCGGCCCGGTGCTGATAATGATAGATGAGTGGGGACAGCGTCACCTCGGGCTCACCAGGATCACCGTCGCGCAGGATCAGTAACCCTGTGGCCGGTACGCGCTCAGGCAGTACGTCACCGCGCAGCACGGTGGCGGGCAGCGCCGAAAGCCGCGTGTGCAGCGCGGCGAGGATGGTTTCGCGGGTGGTGGGCATGATGGTCCCGGTTCGCCGGGACCAGCCCGGCGTCAGTGATCCCTGTCGGGCTTCGGTTCCGTAAGGGCCGCGAGCCGCCGCGGCAAATCCGAGCGGCCGTCCAGGAAATCGACGATGATCACCTGATCGGCGTCCTCGACGAAAATGACGAAATGCTGACCCGCTCGCGTGAAACGCAGATCCTCGGGCAGGTCCGGATCGATGAGGCGGCGGCAGTCCTGCGACATAGCCGTGCCCGCCGCAATCGCCGCGCAACGTGCGATCAGGTCTTCCTCGTAGGCGGCAGCCTGTCGCGGACCGAAGGTCTCATGCGTCCAGCGAGCGATTTCGACGAGCGATGTTTCCGCCTGTCGCGTCAGGCGCCAGGGTTTCGGCATCAGGATTGCGCGCGGGCGGCGGTGAAGGCACGGCGAACGGCATCCTCGCCAGAACCCTCGGCCAGATCACCGCGTCGAGCCTGTTCCAACCCGGTCGTCAACCGGTCGCGCAACGCGCCGAGTTCGGCTTCCTCGCGCTCGAGAAGACGCAGCCCTGCACGCAAGGCTTCCGAGGCATTCTGATAGCGCCCCGACGCCACCAGCCGGTCGACCAGAGCAGATTGAGTGTCGGTAAGAACGACGTTGCGGGTGGCCATGCGTGTCTCCATCAAGGATATTGGCAATATATGCCAATGCCCTATGAATGTCGACCGCTGGCCAAATGCAGGTTTGTGGGGGCCAGGCCCCCCGATCCATATTGGCGTGGCACCGTGGAAAGGATGATGGTCATGGTACGCAGCCTTCAGGACAAGCTCGCCAGGCTCGACCCGGCCCGCCGCGCGCGGATCGAGGCCGAGGCTAATCGCCTGCACACCGAATGCCGGGCGCCGATTCTTGATAGCACGATTACCTGTCCGCATTGCGGGCATTCGCAAAACGAGACCATGCCGACGGATGCCTGCCAGTGGTTTTACGAGTGCAAGGGCTGCGGCACGCTCCTCAAACCAAAACCGGGTGATTGCTGCGTTTTCTGCTCCTACGGCACGGTACCCTGTCCGCCGATCCAGGCCCATAAAGGATGCTGCAGTTGATAGCCTGACTGGATCGAGCCGCTCAGGAACGCGTTTCCGTCCAATTCGCCACGATCAGCCCCGGCAGGGCGTTCTCGACCGCAAGGGCATCGCGCTCCAGATCGAGGCGCTTGTGCAGTTTCAGCTGACACCAACAGGAAGATCATTGCGGTGAAGCCCCCATGAAGAGTGCCCGGCCGAGGGGATGGGGGTAAAAAATGCAATGATCCATCACACCGACAGGCGCGCATGGGAGGAAGAAGCGATGACCGACGAACAAGGAATCCTGGCGATCCTGGATGAACTTGTTGCCGCCTTCAACGCACACGACATCGACGCGATCATGCGGTTCTTTGCGCAGGATTGCAGCCTCGATCTTCCCCGCGGTCCCGAACCACATGGCCGCCGCTTTGTCGGTCATGACGAGGTGCGTCGAGGCATCATGACCCGATTCGAGACCACGCCGGACGTCCACTACAGCGAGGTCGAGAACTTCGCGTGCGGCTCCACCGGCATGTCAAAATGGCTACTGACCGGCACGACCACGCAGGGACAGGAAGTGCGCGTGCGGGGTTGCGATTTCTACAGCTTCCAGGACGGCAAGGTGACACGGAAGGATTCGTACTGGAAGATCGTCGATTGAAAGGCATCCCCACCTGAGCGGCACGTCGAAGACCGCGTTGGTCAGGGAGAGCGGGTCCGCTCCCAACTCGCCACGATCAATCCCGGCAGGGCGTTCTCCGCCGCGTGTGCGTCTCGCGCCAGATCGAGACGTTTGGGCAGCTTCACCTGCGGCACAGCCAAGAAGATCACGGCGGTGGCGCGACCTTGCAGCCGGCTCGAGACGCGACCATCCTTGTGCCGGGTAATGTTTTCGCGGACACGGCCCGCCTTGCTGATGCGAACATTGTCGGCCACCAGCAGGCTCGGACCGGTGCGGCGATAGACGAAGCGCAGGCGCATGCCGGTGCGACGCTCCCACGCGCCAGGCGTGACGCGGCCACCACGAGATGATTTGCCCGCTACCGGCATCGGGATCGCCAGCCAAAACCCGTTCTTGGAGCGGATCAGTGGGCCGGTGTCGTGCGCACCAACAATCACTGGTGCTTTCGACCAGACCAGCGCTGCCGCGTTGAGACTCTGCCGACCTTTCGGATACTGCTCGGAGCGAATGGTGCGGGCGAGCCGAGACCCGAGACCCGCACCGGTAATTTGTGCGCGCCAGGCGGACTTGAGACCGGCGCCAGCTTTGCGCATGGCGGCGGTGACCGCCTTTTGGCCGGCGCGGGTTTCCGCCTCCATTGTCCGGGCAATGTCACCGACAATGCTGAGGGCGAGTTTCATGCGGAGCGGAGATCCAAAGTCCAGACGAGCCGCTCGCGATCACGCACCGGCTCGCCCTGAATGATGAAGGTTTCGCCATCGACCTCGATCCGGTCGCCGGGGCGCGGGTTTGCCACCTCGGCAACACGCAGGTCGATACGGGTGGCTTCCGACCACAGCCGCGCCTCACCGAAACCGGTGACCTCGTCCGCACGTCGGGCAATGATACGCACACGCACGGCCGTTCCGCCATCGGGCGTATAGACAGCGTCCCTGCCGATGTTCGGATCGCCGAACAGGTCGTCGATCGCCTTGGCGAAGGCGCTCATACCCATCAGTTGCTCGTGTGGATGCGCACCGCGAGCCGCGGGCGCTTGTTGACCGGTAGGGTCGAGGCCTCGGTCTTGACCTCAATGGCGCTACCGTCGTGACGTGCGATCTGCCGGGCATAGATCGGCAGGCCGACGGTGTTGACTGTCTCGATCAGGTTCGCCGGCGCGCCGTAGGTCACGAAGGTGTCGAGGGTGCCGAGCGGGAACGCGATGCCCTCGCTCGCTGGGATCAGCGTCTCGGTTTCGCCGGTGGAGAGGGTGACGGTGGCGTTGTACTCCTCGAACATGATGCCGGCGAAGGGGAAGCGCCGGCGCGTATCTTCGCGGAGCGGTTGGGCGCCGGTCGAGGCATAGTACTTGTAGGCGTCCTCGACCTTGGCGTGGCCGATCAGCTTGTCGAAGAACTCAGGGCTGACGAGCGCCAACACGCCGGTCATGGTCTCGCCCTTGAGTTCCGTCTCGACCTTGCGCAGCACCTCGCGCACCTTGGCCTGGACGTTGGTACCGGCGGTGCCGAGCACGAAATCGACCGCCTGCTGGGAGAGCCCGAACTCGGTGAAGTAGTTGTAGAGCGTGGTGCCCGCGCCGTCCTTGACGATGCCGCGCAACGCATTGACCTCCATGTACTCGCGGGTCTGGGCGTGCTTGACCCGCATGCGAGTGAGCTTGCGCTCCATGACGGTGGCGAGCGGGTCGGCCGCGTCGGCGACGCCGAAACCGCGCACGCCCTGGATGTCCTGGGGCGTGATCACGTCGTCGTGGGGAATCCACGGCACCGTGAAGGAACGCATCGAGCGCGTGTCGCGGTTGGCGACGGTGGCGGGACCGCCGAGCGGCACGGTCGGCAGGAGGTTTAGCACGCCTTCGGCCTGTTCGATGACGACGGAGCGTTGGGTCACGCCCTCGAAGCGGAACAGGCCCATCTGCCCGAGCCGGGTATAGACGTTGGGCAGGATGTTGATGGCCTGGGTCATCTCGGCGAGCGAATAACCGCCCGCGTCGAAGGGATTGATGATGGCGACCATGGAGTCGGGTCTCCTTGGGATGGAACGGGCATGAAAAAGACCCCGAAGGCGGACGCCTCGGAGCCGGTGACGGATTGGATCTGACGAGCGCGGATCAGGCGGTGTCGCGCGGCACGATACCGGCAGAGCTCAGCTCGGTGTGCTTGACGGTCGTCTTGGCCGCGTCATCGACGGAGGCGTCGAAGACGAGCGCCGCCTTGGAGACGATCGCCGGACCGCGGGCAACCACGAGGCCGGTCCTGTCGCCGGCCGTCGCGTCGACCGCCTCGATCAGGACGGCCGTTGCGACCTCTGCACCCTCATCTCCGACGACCTCGGCGTCCGGCGACAGGCGGTACTTGCCCGAGGCGGTGATCCGGCCGAGGACGGATCCGAGCGCGTAGTTCGTGCCAGCCTTGAGGGTCACAGCCTCGCGGCAGTAGCTCGCATTGAGCTCGTATTTGAGCAGGTCGCCAAGGGTCGGCGACATGGTGAGAACGGTCATGATGATCCTTCCTTTCCTCAGCTGCGGTTGGCCGAGGCGCGCTCACGCGCACGACGCACGATGGGGCTTTCGCCGCCGTTCGATGCCGGCGAGCCGGCCGGTGACGGCGCCACGGCGACCACAGAGCTCGCCTCGGCGCGTGCCGCGAGGGCGTCGAGGATGGAGCTTCGCAGCGCATGCGGCGCAATCCCCTTGGCCATGGCGTCGGCGGCGTCGATGGCGACGCCCAGTCGGGCACCCTGGACGGCAATGGCGGCGATCTCCGCATATTCGGCGCGCAACCGTTCCGCGGTGTGGCCGGTGGTGGGTACATCGGTGGTCTCCGGCGCCGCGACCGGCGGTGCGGGCTGCGGCGTATCGGGGGTTTCCGGTTCGGGCGCGTTCGTCTCGATGACGGCGTCGCCATCGATCGCCGCACCGGCATTGGGGTCGATGGTCATTTCGGTCTTTCTCCTTGGAGGTTGACGACTGCGGGCGCTCTGCGAAGCACCCCTGATCAGGCGTGGCGGGTCGAGCATCCGGGTGAGATCGGCAAGTGCGTGGCCGACGGTGCCGACTTGGTCGGCAAGGCCGGCGTCGATGCCCCGCTGGCCCCGATAGATCGCGGCCTGCGTCGCGTGGACAGCGCCGGGGCTCATGTTCCGGTTGCGCGCCACCAGGGTGACGAGGTCGGCATGGAGCGCGTCGACATCCGCCTGGATCGCCGACAACGCCGTATCCGAAAGCGGCTCGTGGGCATTGCCCTCGATCTTGCGATCGCCCGCGTGAACGAGCGTCCATTTGAGGCCGGCCATGACGTCGGCGATGCTCTCGTCGACATGGATGGCCACGACGCCGATGGATCCGACCTCCGCCGTCCGGGTGACGTAAAGGCGGTCCGCCACGCTGGCGATGGCAAAGGCAGCCGACAGCGCGCTTTCGCTCGCGACAGCCCAGAGTGGCTTCTGCGCGGCTTCGCGCAAGGACACGAGGCGATCGACCAGATCGAAGAGACCGCCGACCTCACCGCCTGGCGAGTCCAGTTCCAGCAACACGGCCCGCGCAGCTGGATCGGCCAGCGCGGCCTCCACCGCAAAAGCGATCTCGCCATAGTCGCTGGCGCCCAGAAAACCGGTGAGCCAGTCGCCACGCGTCACCAATGGCCCGAGGATCGGCACCACGGCGATGCCGGGACCGGTAACGGAATGGCTCGCCACCTGCGGCGCATCGCGGGCCGGAAGCATGGCCTGGCGTGTATCGAGCATTGGGCCGGCGGCGAGCAGGCCGTCGAGCGCTCGCGGGGCGATCGCCAAGGGCCGACCGCCGAGCCGGGTGAGCAGCGGATTCAATCGCGTCATGGAAACCTCAGTCGGCGGCGACGTTCGCCTGGTTGTCCGCTGGTGCTGCCTCTTGAGCATCGGTCAGCAGCCTCGGGTCGGATGAGGCGCTGCCGAAGGAGAGGCCAAGCTGGCGCTCTCGCGCACGGTCCGCAGCAATCTCGGCATCGACCTGATCGGCGTCATAGCCGCGCTCGGCGAGCGCCTGTGTCCGGCTCTTCAGCCCCGCCTCGATCTGTTCGATCTCGGCGCGCGCGTCCTTCAGCGGATCGACCCAGTCCCATTTGGGCGGCAGCCAGGAACAGCCGAGATAAACGCGCCTCTGCTGTTCGTAATCGGGCAAGGCAATCGCGCCCGCCATGACCGCCGTATCGAGCCATCGCGCCCAGACCCGTCGACAGATTTGCCAGACCATGACCGAGTGCTGGTAGGCCTCGATGCGGCGGCGGAACTCGAGGAGCGCGAGCCGCGAGTTCGAGTAGTTTGCCTTCAGCATGTCATTCGACAGATACGCATACGGGATGCCGAGCGCCGCCGAGACCTGCAGCAACGTGCGGTATTGGAACGGCTCGTAGGTCTGGCCGACATCGGCCGGCGCCGAGGTCTGCAC